CATTTTTGGTTTGTCAGTCATATCAACTGATTTAGTCATTTTTGGTTTGTCAGTCATATCAACTGATTTAGTCATTTTTGGTTTGTCAGTCATATCAACTGATTTAGTCATTTTTGGTTTGTCCGTACTAATAATAACATGAGGAGGGACAGTTTTTTTATTATTTATGTCAACATTTCCATTCTTATAATTATAATAATTTGTAATTTCTGCTATTTCTGTTGCTAATATTTCATGAATATTTATTTGTTTAAATTCTAAATTATTATCAATTAATTCAACCATTAAACTAGGAACAAATTCAATTTCTGATACAATTATTTCATCATTATTATCAAATGTCACATCAATTCTAATTAATAAATGTTTTAATTCAATACCTTTTATTTTATTTTTGAATAAACTTTGTAAAACTTTTGTACCAAAATTTATTATATCATGTTGTAATTGGGTAATATTTCTAGGTTTTGAATTACGTGTAACTTCAACACTTAAATTATGTTTACTACTAAAACCCCATCTTTCACTTAATAAATAAGCAAAATCTTCACCAAAGAAATATATTCTATATTCTCTTTTAGGAGTTCCATCTAACATCATATTATTAATTTCTTTTTGAAATATAAATCCAGGATATGAATTATGACTTAATATTTCTTCAATTAATGTTTGTACCTCTTCAATAGTGTCATATTCTCTCAAAAAATTTAAATCTATACTTTCTTGACCATAGATTGGTTTTACAATATAATCACCCCATTTTTCTTGCTTCTTATATTTAAATAATTTTATAATATCTGTTCTATATGTTTCACTATTTACTATAAAAAAATCTTGTACATTTATTCCATTTTCTCTTAAATATGTATAATAGATAGATTTATTATTTACAAAATATTGGAAATTAATATCTGGATATATATTATCTGCATCTTCTATTATCTTTTTATAATTTTTAAATTTATCATTTGGCATTTTATGAAAAGCCTCTAATAAATCAAAAGTTAATATAAAATTTAAATTATTATATGCCAAATCATTGGCTGTTAGAGTATTTGGATTCAATATTGTAATATCTGCATTATCATACATACATTTTAAATAATTTACTATCATCAAGTCTGATGATATATATTTACCTGTTTCGTTATCAAATTCTTTATATTTATCAGGGATATTGTTTATATAACATACTTTTTCTTGTTCACTTAATAGTATGGTATCAACTAATTCATTTTTTAAATATTCGTCAAATAAATTTGGAGTTATTATAATACCAATTTTAGTTTTCATTATCTTATATTTATTTATATATTTATTTTATGGTAGAGATAAAGCATTAAATAAATATATATATATTTTAAAATTTAAGTGTATTATTATGACTAAAAAATATATAAAAATTTTAAAATTTAAGTGTATTATTATGATTAAAAAATATATAAAAATTTTAAAATTTCTACACTATATTATATACATGTCGTCTACTCCTACCAACGCTAACAACGCTAACAACGCTAACAACGCTACCAATGCTAACAACGATACCAACGCTAACAACGCTAACAACGCTAACAACGCTAACAACGCTAACAATGCTAACAACGCTAACAATGCTAACAACGCTAACAACGCTAACAACGCTAACAATGCTAACAATGCTAACAACGCTAACAACGCTAACAATGCTAACAACGCTAACAACGCTAACAATGCTAACAACGCTAACAACGCTAACAACGCTAACAATGATACCAACGCTAACAATGCTAACAACGCTAACAACGCTAACAACGCTAACAACGCTAACAACGCTAACAATGCTAACAACGCTAACAACGCTAACAACGCTAACAATGCTAACAATGCTAACAACGCTAACAATGCTAACGCTAACAACGCTAACAATGCTAACAACGCCAATATACCTCCACTTGATAATAATATCACTACATTTACATTAAATCAAATAGTATCAGATAATAGTACTACAGTTGTAAATCAACAAGGTACAACTGATAGTGGTAATAAGGTGACAAAAACAAATTTTACTACAACACTTGAGTCTTCTGATGCACAGATTACACAACATTTAGAAGGAGTTGTTTCAGCTTATTATGATGATGAGAAATCAGGTCCTAATATGGCATTAATTAGTACTATTAAAAATTATGCTAGTCAAATTAAATGTGAAAACTTTCACGGAAAAGGTTCCATTGATGATTATCAATCATTATTTGTATCTGCTTCTAAAATTGCAAATGATACTAAACAAATGACATTAGATATTGACGTTGAAGGTTTTAATGAATTTGCATCTGCTGCCGATAGTTTATCAGTTCTCTTTAATAGTTTTATTGTTAAATTACAGAATGTATCAATTATAAATGACACTGCTTTTCTCACATCAATTGCAAATGCTCTTGCTAAAATTGTTAATCTATCAGTTACATTTGGTAAATTTAAAGAGACTATTGTTGCTACATCATCTGTTCAATTACCTAAATCAGCTCATAATACTAAAGTTGTATTAGAAAGTGTAGCTTCTGAATTAAATTGTGCTATGAATTATATTAATTATTTTGTTGATTCATCTGCTCCTAAACCAATTAATGCAGAACTATCAAATGATGAACAAAATATAATTACAAAAGCAGTTAGTGCAATTGATAATTGGACTTTATTATGTGATCAAGGTGTATCAATTGCCCTTAATAATAACACTGATATCCAATTTATTAATCTTGTTAATAATGATTTAAAAATTAAAACAAATGCTCTTAAAACTGCAACAAGCAAGTTACAAGCAAAATTAGCATTATATAAATTACAATAATATTATAAATTTTTTAACTAAATATTTTAACCAAACATTTTAACCAAACATTTTAACCAAAAGTATTTTCTCCACCATAAGTTGCATAGAGCATACCATCATCTTTATTTTTATATTTATTATATACTTGTGTCAATGTCATACTAGTATTAACTACATCCGTATTAAAGAATACAAATAATGCTTGATTTGATTCTAGTTTTATTCTTTTTCTAAACATATATAAAATTTCTGCAATTGTTATTTCTCCTGGAACTAAATATTTTTCTTTATCTAAAACTATTGTTTGAGAGGGAGAATATTTTTCTAATATAATTGGAATTTTCCCAGGAAATTTAGTCATCATATTTATAACCTCTAATTTTCTTTCATTAAGTGGTTTATTTTTAAAGCTACTCATTACATATAGAAAGAATATTTTTTTATAGTGTTTTTATAATTTGATAGCGTTTGTTGATAATAATATGATAATACTATTTTTACTTTGTTCATAATTTGGATAATTAGTAAGATCATTATAATAATGACTCATTCGTTGTAAACAAATGTTTAATCTTTCATTATTGGCTTGTATCATTATATTATATAATGAACTAGTTTCATTTGATGCATTTTTAACAAGTTCATTTAATCTTTGACTAATTCGATTATATCTACAATATTTTTTATATTCAATCGATATAATATGATAATGAATGTATTGGTCTCTATCTCTATCCATTGCACATATTATCGAATTATATAATTTTGGACTAAATATATTTTCAATATAATCTAATGATTCATTATTAACATTATATTCTTTATTTATACTATCTATTATTTCATCTAGATCGCAAGAAAATAAATCAAAAAATGGTATTACTATATGACATGTTATCCAATAAATATGATCTAAATTTTTAAAATCTTTATATTTAACTATAAAAGCATTTTTTGCATCTTCATATGTTTGAAATTTAATAATTTCATCTTCATTAGATTCTAAATCAAAATCATCAAGGTCTTTTAATATTTCATCATCCATTATAATATTTAATATTTTACTAAATATTATAACGCATATTACAATTCAGAACAAATTTTATCTAAATCTTGTTGACATATATTTAACCATGTATCAAAAATACTATCCATTTTATTAAATGCTGTATAGTCATCCATTAAAATAGGTTCATTTAATACAAGATCAATTCTATTATAAATTTTTAATTTTTCAAAATGAGAAATTTTATTTAAGGTGCTCATCTCATAGTTAGATGTTGCTGAAAATAACACATCTATTATTGAGTCACTCCATGACCATATTCCTCCTGGTAATGTTTCGAATTTATGAGTATATGTACCAGTTCCTATTGATAGTTGACTATATTCTTCTTCTTTTCCAAAATGTTCTATTGCATTAATAAATATATATTCAGATAAATTATTAGTAACAACACCCCCATCTATAAGAGTATATTTATCTAAAATATAAGGTGGAAAATAAGTAGGAGCTGCAGTGGAACTTCTAACTATTTCCCATAATTTATAATCATTATTAGGCGTGCACTGGCACGACGTGCCTTGACATGTATAAGAATGAAAACTAACTGGTTTATTTGTTTCTATATCATAGGTTAAAATAGATAATGGTTTTTTTACATCTGATAATTTTATATCCTTAAAAAGTTTCTTAAATTCTTCATTAATATAATAATCAGGGTATTTTGAATTGAATATACCAAAACCAGATGTTATAGAATAATAATATGTTCTATAAAAAATTTTCTTTGCAATATCTTTGAAAATTATTATCATTTCATCAACACTATAATGAGTTAATAAACCAGCAAGTATTATTGAACTTGCCGATACACCTGCAAAATAATCAAAAAGTTCTATTATTTTTTTATTTGTTTTTTTCTCAATATAATTCAGTATTAATAAAGAAAAGTAAATTCTTATTCCCCCACCATCTATATTAAGTAATTTCTTCATCTATATATAGATTAGAAATTAATTATAATAATTTCTAAAAATATATAATGAATATTGCCATAAATTCTATAAAATTAAATTCACATGTCAAAGTAAAGAAAAACAACATAGTTTTAGTTTTGAACCAATAAATTATTATATATTAAATGAAGATATACCAAAAGATACTTATAAGAATTTATTAATAGGTTCATATAAGAGAGATGTTATATATATTAAAAAAACATCACGAAAATTAAATAAACCAGTTAAAAATTATAAAAAATAATTATCGGCATTTTAAATCTCCAAAGGTGTAAAAGAAAAAATATCGGTATTAGAAAAATTATGGAAATTAATAGGAGTACCAAGAATTCCATTAGAATCAAACCCCTATTATAATACAATCTTAGAAAACCTTATAACAAAATCTTGGAATAAAACTTGTGATATCACTTCTATATAAAAATATTTTATTTATAATATAATATTAATAAGTATGTTATATTATTTATGTAAACTTATATTATTAGCGATTGTATATATAATTTTTAATCAAAGAATAATATGTGAATATTATAAACCAATAAAAAAATATAAAAAGAAAAGAAATAATCTTATAATTACATATAATATTCAAAAATTCCCATGGAGTATTAAAACTTTTGCTACTATTAAAAAATTATTAAATAAACATTCAATTATATTACTACAAGAATGTTTTGATGATATGTATTCAACTTTGCAATATAATTTCCCATCTTATTATATTTGCCGTGATAAATTAAAAGAACTTAATTTTTTAAGTAGTGGGTTAGTTATATTATCTAAATTCCCAATAATATTATATAGTTCATATACTTTTAGGAATGTAAATCCATATACTTTAGATAGATTAAGTCAAAAAGGATTTCTAGTATGTTGGATTAAAATAAATAATGATAAAGTATGTGTTATAAATACTCATTTACAATCATCTGATTATAAAAGATATGATGAGTATGCTTTATTACAATTAGAAGAATTATTACAATATATTAAAAATATAAAAGGTATATGTATAGTAGGGGGTGATTTTAATATTGATATAAATGATATTATGATAAACATTAGAAAGAATAGAACATTAAAATGTAATTATCCATCTGACCCTACTATATATATTGATTTTAAGACAGGATATACATTATCATCTCCTAAAGATGGTTATGATAAACTTATATTTGATTTTTTTATTACAAAGAAATGTACTATTATAGAACTAAATACTATACCTAATAATTATAGTGATCATAATCCAGTTTCAGGATTATTAGAATATAAAAACTACAAAATTCACTGAGAATAATACAAGAATTAATTATCAAAACCTAAGACTTGGATTTAAGAAATTATTATTATATAATAATATAATGAAATTAAACGATTTACCAAATGATATATTATCAAATATTTATACATTTGTTAGAAGACCCATGATATTAAAACCTAATATAATAAATGATTTATTATTATCTATGTGTGATAAAGATAATGATAAATTTTGGTTAGGATTAAATCATAATATAAATGCAATTGATTTATTAAAAAAGAAACCAAATAAAATAGAATATATTAGATTAATTACTAATATTAATTCATTAGATATCATTGAAAATAATATAGAATATATTGATACTAGACTTGTATGGGAATATTTATCACAGAATCCTGGTTTATGTAATATAATATCAAAAAATATCAATAATAATATGTTATCTTGGTTTCATATAAGTAGAAATAAAAATGCTATTAATATTATTTTAGAAAATTTTGATAAAATTGATTGGATAGGTTTAGTATTAAATACAAATGCTATTGAAATTTTAGAAAATAATATAGATAAAATTAATACTAGTTTACTAATTTACAATGATAATATATTTAATTCTACTATATTAAGAGAATATATTGAAAATAATATATACATATATTCATTACAAGATATTATTAAAAATAAAAGTGTTATAAAGTCAACAAAAATTATTAATATTATTAAGAATTATTTATCTAAAGAAGAGTTTTATATTCTTTCAGAACCATATAATGCTTTTCATTCAGATATTATATATTTTTATTTAATAAAGAATTATAATTCAATTGATTGGAATGTAATATTTAATTATAATGAATTCTTAAAATCATATAAAATGATTAAAGTGATAGAAACTATTTTTTTAGAAAATAATATTGAACTATTTACAAGTAATTTATGGAATGAATTATTAGCTCATCCATTATCTTTAGAAATACCAGAGTTATATAATATAATTATAAAAAATAAAAAATATATTAATTTTTTTTATATTGGTATGAATTATAATATTTTTTATAATAAATATTTTTTATAATATAATATAATATATATGGCTCAGCCTAATGGTGATGAAGAATATAAAGATATACCTAGAGATTTCTATTGGATTAGACATGCACAATCTTGTGCTAATATTTCAGAATCAATGTCTGATAAAATGAGGTCACCTGTATTGACCAGACTTGGAATGGAACAATCTATTATATTAGGATATAAATATATGAATTCAACTTTTGGCTCTATGGAGGGGGAAAAATTAGCAATTACTTGTTCTCCATTAGTCAGAACAATTATGACATGTTTATTATCTATGAGAACATTTACAATAACACATCCGCAATTAACAATTAAATTAAATACAAAGTTATCAGAACATCATAATGTAAGTCACGCAAGGATTCCATTAGTAGGAACAACAATTGTTAATTTGGATTCTCAAAATAAAATTCAAGATCCAAGAAATTTAAAAATATGTGTTAAGTTTATTAAGAATTGGTTAGTCAGCAGATGGTTAATTGATTATAATGACCCAGAATTTGAAGATTTAGTTCAACAGTTTGATAATATGATTATAGACCTACAAAATAATTTCATTGATTTAAAATTATATGATGATAATAAGATCATAATTGATACTTGTAGAAAACATTTAAAAACTATACGAGAATTATTATCAGCCTTAAATAATAATACACCTACTTTAATGAAACAAGAAATTGTACTTTTTCTTGATTATGTTAATCGTAATATATTATCAATTACGGATGAAAGGTTCATATTAATTAACAACCTTTTTATACCATTATACTTAGCTATGAAAAAATTTACACGAGAAGAATTCTTCAGAGGTCTTCCAGTATTTTTTAATGATAGAGATGAGTTTACAAAAGACAAAATATATTCACCTTTTAATTATGATAAAAAAGTATATGATGACAATGTAAATATATCTGGTAATCTGACTAATTTTATAAAAGAAATGAATCAAAATTATAAAGACGACCCTAACAGAAATATAATGATACAATTCACACACGGATCATTAATTAGAGATCATTCGTCATTAGATAAGGGTAAAGTTGTTAATACTATGGTAGCATACTCAAAAAATAATATTGAAAAAAGTAAACCCATGATTTTAAAAGAAACTTATCCAGTTATACTATATCCAACTAAAAATATTAAGCGTGAGTTTAAAGGGTTATTTGCTACATGTGCAATAGATACAGAAGAAGATGAATTATGTAATAATGAAGAAGAATTAAATAAAGTGCAAGAAAAATTACTATCATATAATTTCCCTACTTCAAATTCAATAATTAAGACAGCTTCTACAGCTGCATCTACAGCAGCAAATAGTGTGTATGAGAGTATGACTAGTTGGTTTAGCCCAAATCCTACTCCACAATTAGAAAAAAGTAAGTCACAACATCTATTTACACCCATGGACTCAAAATTAGGGGCAATTCTTGGCGACTTAAATACTAAAATTGGTATTGAACTAGCTAATATGAAATATAATGGTGATGTACACTTAAATATAATTAAACAAAAATATTTGAAATATAAGACGAAATATTTACTATTACAACGAAATTATTTTAAATAATATGATTTATACCATTATTAGGTCATATTCCCATTTTCAGAATATAATTATTGCAATATTATTGTTTATGTTGTATCTGGTAAGACTAACATATTCAACATTTATTTTATATTATTTTTATAATAATTAATATAAACTAAAATTACTATTAATAAGTAATAGATGTTAATAAATTGTGATTCAAATTCATGTGACAAATCAAATGAAAGATTAAAAGAAATAAGTGATATTGTTGATATATTATTACCAAATAATGATATTAATATTATATTAAAAAAGTATGAAACAGATTTACAAGATTTTGATTATATTGATACAGTTGAAAAATTTTCTATATTATCTTTAAAAGGTACTATGAGATATATAAATAAAATAGATAAAAAATTAAGAACTGGTGGATTATTAGTTAAAATTTTTATGAAAGATAAAAAATGGTATGCAAAAATAAAACAATATGACAAATTTTATGATATATCATATAATTCTAATTATATATTTTATCTTAATAATAAATCAAATTTAATAAGACAATGGGCTGATTTATTTGTAACAGAATTAGATAAAAATAGTTATGAAGTGTAATAAAGACTATTTATATAATAATAATAATGTTATCAGAAGATTGTGAATATGTTAATAATGTAATAAATAGATTAACTGAAGTATATAATCAAGATTTACTACCAATTGCGCATCAAAATTTTTTAGACAAGTTACGAATAGACTATAATTTTGTACCAGATGTGTGTTATGATATTGGTTCAGCAGTATTGCATTGGACACGACATGCAGAGAGGGTATGGCCAGGAACTAAAGTATATTTATTTGATGCATTTAGTCCTGTAGAAAGGTTTTATAAAGATTATGATTACACAATAGGTGTATTAAGTAGTACTAATAATATGGAAGTTCGATTTTATCAGAATGATTTTTATTTTGGAGGTAATTCATATTATAGAGAATTAGGATTTGATAATGGGAAATTTTTTCCTGAAACAAATTATATTATTAAAAAAACAAAAAGTCTAGATAGTGTAGTAAATGAGAAGAATTATAGATATCCTGATTTAATTAAGATTGATGTTCAGGGAGCTGAGTTAGATGTATTAAAGGGTGCAACTAATGTTTTACAAAAAGCAGAATATCTTATAGTGGAACTTCAACATATAAATTATAATAAAGATGCACCATTAGCTAACATTACTATTGATTACCTGAAATCAATTGGATGGAATTGTATTGCTGAAAAATTTTCAGATAACGGTCCTGATGCAGATTATTGTTTTAAAAATACTTTTTCTAAATAAATTAGTTTCAAGTAAAAGAAAATATTAGAATCTAAAAGTTATTTTAATTATTATTCAAGTTAAAATATATTCGTAAAAAAATATATAAATTTCTCGATATTCAATATTAATGAGTAGTGAGAAATCTATTTATGATTTCTATTTTGAAACAGATTTTGTTGTATGTGAGAGCAAAACGCGTATATGTGATTATACATCATCTTCTGTACAAACAGATGAAGATACAAATATAGCTGAATTAGAACAATTAAAAAAGGAAGTTACAAAACTTAAAAATGAAAATATAAGATTAACTCATCAGATAAAAGAAATTGCTAATATTATAGCAGTTATTGCAAAAGTTAGTGGACCAGAACCAAATATAGATAAGATTAAAGAGAACTTGGCTATTATTGTAAATCGAGAGATTCGTATGCATAAACCAATACCATTTATCAGTGAATCACTAATTAGGCATAAATCAAAAAATATTTCTTTATAATATTATATACCATATTGATATGAGATTAATTATTTACATACTCTATAATGAATAAATCTTGATTTTTTTGTAGAGTTAAATTGGCAAAACTTTGGCATTTTACACCTTACTCGGATTCTTGTAAGATACGTGCCAGTGCACGCTAAAAATTGATAATTATTATTATTAATAATAATTATTATTTATTTTAATGGATACCAGACAGTTTATTGATACTTGTTGTGCTAATAATTATGAGGATGTAAAAGAAATGATGCAAACAGATGATGCGACATTATATAATTGTAAGAATGCTTTAGAATTTGTAATTTTATCTGCAACAAAAACATATGATATAATTAACAAACTAAAAATAGTGGGAATACTAATTAATGAATATCCTTCAATTTTAATTATGAAAAATAATTGTAATATCACACCAATTGAATTGGCTAAACGATTAGTAACAGATTCTTACGATATTCGTTATAAAATGATTTTAGATAAATTAAATAGTTTATATTTAGTACACAATAATATTACATAATTTAGTTCTTAATTTGTATAATGTGTTAATTCATTTATAAATTTTATATTAGGTTATATTTGGAAACTTTTAGATACTGCTAATTTATAAATATTTTATTTAACACTGTTTCTAATATTATCTAATTTATTTTTAGTTATATTATAATGGGAGTAGTATAAGATTTACAATTTTGTTAATATATAAATAATTTTACAAATGTGCTTGTGTAGTATTTACATTTCGTAAAATAGTAAGACCATTATTAAAAATTATTTTCTGATCAAGTACCCAATGACTATTTGCTGCTAAAAATTCATCTATTGCCTTCCCCACACCACAATTTATTTCATCTAATGTAAAACCAGATTCTGTTGCTTGTATGGTTGCATCTAAACCACGTCTTATTGTTTCACCATACACTTCATCTATCACTGTATCGTGCAGTACAATATAATTATTGGTAAGTGGTGCAAATTTAGCTAACTCGCGTTTAAGTTGTCCATAGACATGCCACGTATCAATAAAAGTTAAATCAACATTTTGTGTAAGATTCAATTCTAAAGAATTACACCATTTGGTTTTTACATCTAACCCCAAATCTAAATCATTTGCTATATTTAATATTGTAGAAATATTACATACATATTTATCATTCAGAATTAATTTCTTAGTAGTATTGTTGTTATTTAGTAAACCAAATACAAGAGCTGATAAAATAGGATTCTCATTATATATATCTTGTACTCCTAATACTAGAATACTAGTTGATTTACTAGCATAGTCCTTAAATATTGGTAATAATTTGAAGACTTCTGTAGGTATTATACAATTATTATCATATATATTTTGTATTAAATTATAATTATTTAGATTACTCATTATTATATAATATAAAAAAAATTTTATTATATATTTTATTATATAAAATAAAAAAAATTTTATTATATATTTTATTATATAAAATAAAAAAAATTTGATATAAAAAATATTTATTCTTATATATATATAAATCAATGCAAACACATGCTACTATTCAAACTGAAAATCAGCTAATCGTATTTAAATATGATGAAATGAAGAAGGTCAACTATGAACAATGGGTAAAATTATATGACAATATACCAATATCATTTACTATTAAGGATAATATTATATTAATTAGTGATTCTATGAATGTTACTTTTAAGGATAATGATAATACAGTTACTGTGACATTGGAAGAATGTCAAAGGTCATTTCAAAGATATTATAATAATTTATCAAATTCTAAATTGATGGAATTGCTTAAAAATAGTTTTTGCTAATAAAAATAGTTTAATATTACTTTTGCCATCCAACCATCTTGAATCGCTCATCTTCTATTTTACACCCGTGAAGATTTAAAATGGAACAACGTTCCCAATTAAAAACAAAACGGTTTGCTTATTACAAAGCGTGTAAATTATGTTTTTAGCGTATCGTCTAATACGCCTGATGTATTGCCTCTAGTAAGATAACTAGGACGCAGTTTTTTATTTATTGCGTTCTTTGCTATCTTATAGATATTTGTTGCACCATTACAATCTCTATTCCATCGCACTAAACAAGTCTTACACTTGATTGCACCATGAACTAATCTGAGATTGTTTTTGAATGGTTTTGGGTTTTCTCTTATTATATATTTTTCACATAACCCACCTTCACATTTAGAACATCTACAACTTGTTCTAAATTCATCTACTAAATATGGTTGATATCCATTTTGTCTAAATAATTTTCTTATTCCAACACCTTTAGTTGGTTCTTTGAATTTCATATGTCTCTTTTGTTCAAAATCACCAAAATTAACTATTATTTCACTAGGTGAACCAAAAGTTTTCTTAAATTGATTAATCATTTTCTGTTCGCTTTTTAATCTATTCATATATCCATTTAATTTTAGTTTTCTGAATATATACTTTTCATAAAACGTAAATAATTTATGATTGATTTCATTCTTCTTTTTTATATATTTCTTAAATTCTTGTATATCTAATGTTTTTCTATTAAATAATGATAATTCTGTTTCATATTCTACTATTTTTTTACCATCTATTTTTTCTTCTTTCAAATTAATTATTATTTTAGCATATTTCTTTAATTTTGTTTCTTTTCTTCTACTATCTTGACTATATCTAAATTCATTTGCTTCATTCGTATCACCATCTACGCAATAAATTATATCACACTTGCCTGGGTCTATTGCTACTATCTTTTTATTTTGTAAATTACTATAATCTTTTAATTCATCTATGTACTGTTCTGAATTAGAATTCTTACTATTTGGTATTCTTTTACCAACTAAATCATTTCTTAAAAATAAAATACTACAACTTATTCCATCTGTTTCTATCATATGATGAAATTTATATTGGGGTTTATTAAAACATTGTTTTTCAATTCTAAAAAAGAATTCCCATATTTTATCTTCTGACTTTTTTAGATTACCACTAAATAAGTAATCTGATTTATTGCCTTGTTTCTTTGTCATTAATAAATGAACTAATGTTGTTGTATCTAATCTAATATGTTTTGGTATTATTTCACTTCTTAATGGAAATACATTATTAATTGTTAATCCATCTTTTTCTACTTTTTTCATCATAAAAATCATACATGATAAATAATCTTGTGGAAGACATTGTAAATCATAATATAAACTATTCTTCTTAAATAATGTTTTATTAGGTAATATTAATTTTTTAGTATCCTTTATCCATTGATGATAATAATTTTTAGATTTGTATTTATCTGTATCAATATTAAGTAAATCATTTTTAATCTTTCTTAATTCAGAACATAATTTATTAATTCTATCATCTTTTTCTTTTCTGGTAATATTTAACTTTCTAATCTTATCAATAATAAATTTCTTTTTCCATGCTACATTTACATATCTTTCAATATATTCAATGTAATGCTGTTTAATATTATTTTCATACATCGTTAAAATATCAATGGTTAAATAATCAAGAACTGTATTAAGATGTGTATAATCTAAATCATCTTTTTGAATTAATAGTTTATAATCAGATTCATAGAATTTAGTTAAATTATCTTTAATATCTTTAACTTCTTTTTTAGGTGGTCTTCCTGATGCACTTTCAGAACATAAAATTTTCATACAACTATTAATAAATACTTTATCAATTTCTGGTAGTTTATTATTTTTTTGATAGTATTCTAATAAATAAAGTTTCATAAATTGTAAAGTATGAATTATAATTTTATTACATTTGATAGTTGATTCGTTAATTTTAGCTGAATTCACATCATAATGTTTTAAGACATGTTTAAGTGGTACTTTGACGCACTTAAAATAGTCAGGAGGTTTTGGTTTAACAATACTCATATATACAATAACTAAACTTTTTATTTTTAATAATTAAACGCAAATTATTAAAAATCTAAATATTTTTATTTCTTGGTAAAAATATATTTTTTTGTTCTTACTTCTTCTTTACATTCTTCTCTGATTCTATAATCACAACTCAACATATTATATTTATTTTTTGTAATTTGTCTAATAATAGATAAATATGGGCGTTTCGCTCTGTCAGGTTCAGATGCACCAATAATAGCAGTAAAACTAAAATATTTACGGATATCTGGTATTAGTTCTAAAATTTTATCTTGTTTAGGTTTATCATTATCAAGTACATGTAAAACTATTCCATTATCTTTATCAAGTTCTAAAGCTTTCATTATTTTATCAATAATTTCATTTTGTTCTTTTTTATATAATTCACTTTTTAGTTTCATTATATAAGATAATCACAAAAATTTTATATAGTTTTATTTATTCAATATAAAAGAAATTAAATTATAAATTCAATATCATTTTTATTTGTTAGACTGACAAACATTCAAATTAGTACTTTAACCTTTACAATTTCTTCAATTAATTTTTTAATATTATCAAGAACATTTTTATCAATACCTTTTGTTTTCATTTTCTCATATAAATATGTTCTAGTTATATTCAGTTCTCTACAACATTCCGTTAAATTATTATAACTTTTTCCATTAATTTCAATTATTCTCTGGTTTGGATTATTACTTTTATATTTAGGTTTAGGACATTCAGGACAATTCATAATTTTTTTTTCATTATCATATTTAGCATCATTACGTATCCTGAAAATATGATTAATCTGTCTTTCATAAGAATGACCATTTTTACATTTTATCCATACTTTCATATTTGAACCTATTCTAAAATGCGATGGGATAAGCGGGTGATTTTTTTCGTAATTCCATAAATTTTTTGATTCAGGAAATAAGTATTCAACAGATTCATCATATGGAATAGATAATAAACTTGATTGTATTTCCTTATAGAGTTCTATATTTTTCCATTCAGTAAATACATTCATATTATATTTGAAATGAATGTTAATCCATTCTACAATTTTATTATAATCTGTTAATGTTAAATCCGATAAATCACAAATTAAAAAATTACACACAATTTTCTCTAGTTTTGGATCTCTAATTCTCAATACGGAATACCCATTTTTTTCAAATACACTATTCTTAACTAAATCTTTTTCAGCCTTATCCATATGCCAAGGAAATCCATCTACTTCAATAACTAATTTTAAATCTTCAATTGTTATGTCTGCTTCTCTGCCTTCTATTTTGTGTTGCCACTTGACATCTTTAAAGATATACTTTAGTTCTGAATAAATTCTTATTTCTGCTTTACTTGTTTTTAAAGAGCATTTTGGACAACTAACACAATTGTTTTCTTTAATATTATAAACGATTATTTCATAATCAGGATGTTTTGCGGACTTATTTGGACATTTTAATTTTACCTTTTCATGTGAATTATCAGTTAATTTATCTGATTTAAACTTATTATCTTCACACCAAACATTAATTATATTTGGAATTTTTATTTGGATAGAACCATTATTTTCTAATATCATCTTTCGATATTTGATACCTTGTTCTTTCTTATTTGATTTTTTACATTCAGAACAATATTTTATTTGTCTTTTGTCATTTCTAAATATATCTCTTGGTCTTCCTTCAAATACATTAGAACATTCAGAATAATTCTCACATTTCCAATTGTATGTATTAACCATAGTTCCAAAGGAAATTTTTTTTAATTCATCTTGTTTTCCAACATATTTTAATATAATTGATGATTATTTTTTGTAAGATAATCAAATAAGTTATTCTTTAATTGTTTTTCTTTCAATGTCTTTTCAAATGATTTTTGTTTTTTCTCTGACCAATTCCCTTTTTCTCTTGGATCATTGTATTTAATTTTGCCTGTTAGTAATTGAATTATTTTTTCTTTTGTGATACCAATTTGAGCATATCCTTTGACACCTTTTTCTTTGCATAAAGCAACAAGTTCAACTTTAGTTATAATTTCTACAGAATAATTATCAAATAATTTATTTTCATTTTCATCTATTATATTTATATGTTCATTTTTTTTTGTATCTTCATCTCTAATCAATTCTTTTAAATTTTTTTTATCCATTTAATATAATTAATTATATATTTTTATAATTAATATTAATCAATTTTTATTCTTTATAATTCTTTAATTCTCTTTTCAAAGTTGATGATTTTCTTTCTATTTTACTTAAATTTTGTTTCATATATGCATAAGTAAAATAGTTTTCATAATTCTCTTTTTTAACTAATTTAATAGCATTTTTAATTTCTACTTTTAATTCATCAAATTTAAGAACTTTCTTATTTAATTTCATATGGTGTTTAATTTGATTAAAGTACGCTTCTATTGGAAGATTAGTTTTTGGTGTATACGGAATTGCAAATAAATATTTATTACCGCTTTTAGTTATTGCTTCTTTTACATATTCATTATTATGACTACCCGCATTATCTAATATAATCAAATGTTTTTTATATTTATTGAATACAAACTTTTCTGAAAATTCTACAAATCTTTCTTTAGTCATACCACCTTTTTCATACAAGGTATGACCGACACATTTAGAATTATTTATAGCAACTAATAAAGAAAATTTTCTGAATACATAATTATCATTAGTTTTTATTACACATCTTTTACCAAGATCACAACGAGAATACTCAAGCATCATTGCAGATTGTATTGACGTTTCATCCAAACAAATTATTTTATTTAGTGAATATTTAGAAACGTCTTTATAGAATGCTTCTAATTCTTTCTTTTTATCTGTAGGTTTTCCATAACGAATTTCTGGATAATGTTCATGTCTTGTTCTTTTATGAGTTTTATTATTATATCTTATGACTTGTCCTAAATGTTGAGGTGTAATATCAAAATCTTTATATTTTTTCTTAATCAATTTACATAATTCAAACATAGTTATTTGTTCATTTTCTTTTAGTAATTTAAGAGCATAATCAAATAAATCATATTCATAATGAAATATTTCAAAGCACTTACCATTAGTATCAATATAATCTAATGAAAAGTCCAAACCCCATTTTGTTTGATAATTTATCATCTGATATATCAAGGGATTGTATTGTGCAAATTCTTGTAATTGTTCCAATGCTAATCCATTATATCCCTTTCTTTCTAATAACATTGAATGATTTAATACATAACCAGATAACTTTCTGTCTTGTACGAACCACTTACGATGTAATCCTGGTCTAAATCCTCGATAATATTTTATTTTTTGATTTGTATTATACTTGGCATATATTTTTTCTAGTGGACATAAATCATAACCATTGTGATCAAATGATATAACACATTTAGGAGTTCGTATCATAGAATAATAAGTTTTTGGAATTGGAACATTCCAGTATAATGTAGAATCAAACGCGGTTTTACCGATATTATTACATAATTTCAAATCATTATAAATAAATTTTTGTATCATTATTTATAATTATTTTATCTGTCTAAATATTTATTACATGTGTTGCTATTATCTATAACATTATCAGATTTAATAGTAATCATCGTCATCTTCATCTTCATCCTCATAATCCTCGTCATCCTCATCCTCTTGACTTGTTGGATAAGTTTGTTTTGGATAAGTTTGTTTTGGACATTCTTGTTGTTTAGGACAAACTTGTTTTGGACATACTTGTTGTTTAGGACAAATTTGTTGTTTAGGACAAACTTGTTGTTTAGGACAAACTTGTTGTTTAGGACAAACTTGTTGTTTAGGACAAACTTGTTGTTTAGGACAAACTTGTTGTTTAGGACAAACTTGTTGTTTAGGACA